GATTACATCAATTACGATTGCTATTACTCCAAATCTTTATATACAAAATTGTATTCGGCAGCAGAGACATATTGGAATACAAAAAATGATTATGATAACGCAGTAACCAAATACAACACATGTTATAACAAGATGCAAACAGTAGCTAAAAAGTTTACACTTAATTACAAAACAGCAATTCAGGCAAACAAAGACGGTATTGCAACAATCCTCTCCCCCGCTGAAATCTTGGAACTCCAAAATTACATTACTGAAGGAGACTGGACAAATGACAATGTTGTATTTAGTGATACTTATTCCGCTAATGATATTATAACAACATTGCAAGAAGTGATGGTTCAAGC